GGCACCCTGCCGTAGGGATTCAAGCGTCTTATCCAGTCCATGTTTCTTTCCACTCGTTAGTTCGTTATCCATTATCCCTGTAAGGCTAACACCTAGTAATCTTTCTTCTTCTGTGTTATCTTTCCATACCTTACGTAGATAAGGGAACTTAGTCAAGGTAGACTGTGCTGTGCCAAGTATAGTGGCAAGCATTACCTTTCTCTTCAGATCTTCAAACTTATCTTTCTCTCGTATTACAACTTCAGTTAAGTTACAGAACTGATAGGGTCTAAGTATTATTTCACTACAAGGATTAGTTCCAAACTCATAGTCAGCATCTCTTCTACCGAACTTCTTTGCTTGTTCCTTTGCAGATATTCTATTAAATATACCACGCTCTCCTGACTTAGACTCAACAAGAGATGTCCATTCTCTTAAGAATGTCTCTCCGTCAGGTTTATCTGTGTAGCATACAGAGTTATTAGCCAGTGCCATTTGTGGTGCTGTTTCCCACCATTGTCCAGACTTAGCGTGTCGCATACGTCCGTCAGATAGGTTAGACAAACTTATCATAGCGGATCTACGCACACCACCTGACACAACAACTTCCCCAACCTTACACATTAGATTATGGCAATCGTAGCTAGATAGCTTACGTCCTGCGTTGTGCTTAAATAAAGATACAGTAAACCTAAACAAGTCTACTAGTGGTGCAGGACCTGATGCCCTACCCCCAAATATTTTTAGTCTAGCTCCTGCAGGTCTAATAGCAGATGTGTCCCATGTTGGCACTTCACCCATATACAGATGTCCTATTAGTTTACGTAATGCCTTTGCCCATCCCTCTTTACTGTCTTGTACTTTTATAACAGTATCAACCTCTTCCATATGCTCAGGTATGTCTGGTAATTTACTTACGTACTGCCTCTCTACAGAAAAGCCTACACCTGTACCACATAGAAGTATATACATAGCTTCATCAAAAGACTTAGGATCGTCAACAGGAAGATAGCTACAGTTGTACCCTGCTGTGTTATCTCTCTCAAGGGCAAGACCTGCCGTCATCAACGCTCTCATAGAAGGCATAACTTCTAGTTTAGTTATGGCATCCTTTATCTGCTGTACAGGTAAGTGTCCTTTAACCTTTAGTGACATAAAGTCAACGTATCTGTTGACTGTTTCTTCCCATGTTTCTCTTCTGTTCTCGTTTGGTAGCCACCTTGCATATCTAGATACGGCTATAAATTTTTGATAATCATTCATACTTTTGTTACCTTCATCTGTAATATTTCTATATCGTCCATATCGTAGAGGAGATCTTTAATTATATCCGACATTACTTTCTCTCCCTCTCTCTTCTTACTTTCTGCATCACAGGTTACAGGCAGATGACTAGACTCATCGTCTATCTCTACCTCTGCTACAATCTTAAATTTCATTGCTCCTCTCCAAACTCGTTATCATTCTACTTAAATACCATTGCGCCTTTCTAAGATCTTCACTACCATTACCTTTGTATCGCCATCTGTGTATGTATTTTATCACATTACCTTGACAATAGAAAGCAAATTCTTTACCTAGTTGTTGCTCAATATAGTCTATACATTCCACCCCACCGTTATTGTAATGAGGTGGACTATTAACTAAGTCCACTTGTTCAGTACACCTAGTTGTATCTTCTTTTTCTTTTCTGTCAACCACTTTTTTGGTATCTCCTTATCTGTCCATAGAAACCCATACTTATCACACCAATCGCAGTAGCGTGTCTTAGAATTTTTATGAATCTTGTTGTATGCGTTTTGAAATAAAAACCTGATGTCCAGATCAGGGTACTGCTCTTGTACTAACAAATGCTTTACTCTATCTGTTGGTTTAAACCATCCTTTCGCTTCGATAATAATACCATTGTTAAGAATAAAGTCAGGCTTATACAATCGAAACATCTGCACTGCATATTTGACTGATAGTTTTTCATATCTAATCCTTTGCTTTTGAGAACGTAATACCTTTGCTACGTCCTCTTCAAACCTACTCCTGTACTGTATTTTGGGCATTAGCTAGATACACGTAGTTTACTAATGGTGGGTTAGAAGACTTAGAAACTTTTGATGGGAGAACTTCTAAGTCGTCCCAACACTTTTCTCTATAGTTGCACAAACTACACTCAACACCTAGCTTTAAATTACCACTAGGCTTACCATAGTATGTTTCTTCTATAGGTTCGTAACATCTTTCAAACGCACCGCCATCATTAATGTAGGATACTGTTTCTTGTATCTTTTCTAATTCAGCATCCATATCTACAGCTTCAGCACTCACATATTTGAAGTTACCATTAGCTTTGTTGATTACCCACCAACCGCCAACAGGAACACCTTTGGCTTTTGCATAACCAACTAACTGTGCTACATAACCAAAGCTGTCTTTACCACTTAGTGTGGCAAAGTCTACAAACTTATTCTCATAAGACCAAGGAGAGGCAGACTTTACGTCATCAACCTTACCATTCATAACCATGTCATACGATCCATCAACTTCACTATCGCTAAGTTTTAATGTGACTTTATCACTGTCATCAAACTTTACATTAGATGCTCTTAGTAATCCTTTAAACACTGCCTCTACAATATCGCCTAAAATCATATTGATAATAAAGAAGGGCGAGTTTGGTAACTTATCCTCAGGAGAGTTTTTATCAAACCAAAGTTGACATCTCTTACGTCCTATGTTAGACATTCTCAACTTAAATTCTCTCTTCCCTCCTGAGAACTGGCGGTCTAATGAATCTCTTACATCTTTAGCTACGAGGTCAAGAATAGCTCCGTCAACACTAGCTTCACCTAGCATGACTTTTTGTAAGAAGGAGTGTACCGCCAACTCTGCAGGATGGTTCATGCCTACTCCTCTATCTCAATGATCTCAGAAGCAATCTCTTCTTCGTCTCCTGACAGTTCATCAGGGCGATGATGCTCCTCCCATTTACTCAATGTGATAGAGTTCATAGACTCAACCCACTCGACAAAATTATTTAGTGTCTCCTGATCGTCAGTATTAATCTCTACTAACTCACCTAGGTACGGTTTCATAACAGCGTAGGTAGCACCACTAGGTATACTCTTTACTTGTGACGACATGTGAACTAAATGTTGAATAGGAAGTCTATTCTTTCTTTGTATCTGAGAAAACAAGTCAGTCATAGCCTTGAAACTGTCACGGTTTTTTATTCTCATTAAGAAAGGAAACTCCTTTACTTCAGTTGGTTTACCCTCAGCATCCTTTGGGCTGTCGAGTGTACACAAACCAAATATGATCTTGAACCTGTCGGTACTTCTCATAAGGTCTTGTGTCTCTTGTGGCAACGAGTCAAAGTCTTTGACGTAACCTGAGGGTCTTCCACAGTTGAACCCACCATAGTTATCCTTTAAGTCCCCATTTAAGGACGTTGCCATAACAGTGCGTAACATTCTGCCTTCACCGCCATCAGGTCTTTGATAGTTTTTATCATATCGCTGAAACTGAAAGCGTTGCATAAAAGGTCGAATAGTTATTTTATCACTGTAATAAACAGATTCATCAGGGAACACTACTGAGAAAGCACCTGCCTTGACAATGGCAACTTCCATCATCTCGCCATCAACCTTCTTTGTACCCATTACGTTCTGATGAACCTGTTTAATCTCTGCCAGTGCTGAGGTAGAACGAGCAGGTAAGTTTGACATACCCATCAACTCTGCTAAATCAGCACTAGATTTTCCAATTATTGCTAAACCATTTTCCATATATGTATTCTCCTAAATAAGAAAGTGAATTATATCACTGAACATCTTTTACGTCAAGCCAATTATCACCTATTTTTGACTCTAATAGCATTGGTACATTTACATCTATATCGTAATGACTCTCTATTATAATCTTTAGGTTCTTGTTGACCTGTCGTATTATGTTCAGCACCTTGTCAACTTCTGCAGGATGTATGTCCAACACTACAGAATCGTGTACACTATTTACTAACATACTATTTAAATTATCAATCTCCAATAGTTTCTCTATCTCTAACAAAACTATAGGAACTATATCACCAGTGGCAAAGCCTTGCACAGGATAGTTCTTTATCATAGTGAAGTGTGTAGGCGCACCACTTGCTCGTCTTTCTACATCAGGGAAAGCATACTGTCTACCTGATGGTATCTTCACCTTGCCAAGATTAATAGCCTCGTCACCTAACTTCTTGTGCCACTTAGCTACACCTTTGTACTTGTTCATAAAATGGGTATAATACTCAGCCTCAGCTTTCGTTCTACCAAACCCTGTAGCTCCGTAGAGAGGCGCAAAGGTGTGTGCCTTAGCTTCTTGCCTAGTCGTAGGTTGACCTGCCTCAGAGATAATCTTTGCCGTGTATGAGTGAACATCAAAACCTGTAGTAACTTCTTGCATAGCAATCTTATCTTGAGATAAAAGGGCAGCAACCCTAAATTCTAACTGTGCAAAGTCTGCCTCAAGTATCTTACCCCCTTGCCAACGAGAAACAAATACTCTCTTAACAGGAAATGTACCACCTCTAGGCATGTTCTGCATGTTAGGATCTGCTCCGCTAAATCTACCAGTAGCTGTTCTATGTTGTAACAACTTCACATGTAGCATGTCGTCATCCTTAGTGTGTATAGTTATACCCTCTACAAAAGCAGATAGGTAGCTAGACACAGCACTTTGTCTCTTAAGATCAGATAAGAAAGATTCTGCGTAGGTAAGACCCTTTGCCTTAGCTATATTTATAAGACCCTCTAGATTACCCTTGCTCGTAGAAAACCCATTAGCACTAACCCATGTCTTTGATGGGGGAAAGAAGCCAAGACCTGCCATTTCTTTTAGTTTTGTCAGCTTGTACCCTCTTGTATCACAATCTACACAGCGACTAGGCTTGGCAAACGGAGTCCCATCCTTCTTAATCTTGCGTATTTTACCTTCACCATTGCACGTTTTGCATACACTAGCCTTAGTTTTTACCATCATGGAACTATTTTCCTTGACAGCCTTTCTAAATTCTTCTTTTGTGTCAGCGTAATCAAAGGCAACTGCCCACTTTTTCTTATCATGTAGTATTCTAGAGTAGATAACTTGACTAACCTGCTCTGG